TGCAAGATTGTAAATGATTTCACTATCAACACCTTGGCAAATATTGCAAATGGTATTGAGGAAATTTTTGTGCAATTCACCGCACCACCTCCAATTGAAGAACCGATATTAAGCCTTGCAAGTGCAAGTGTAACAATTATAAGGGGGTAAAAAATGGGTAGAGCTACCAGTTACAATTGGGAAATAGAAATTGATGGCAAAACAATTCACCCTCTTTCAATTGGAGAATTTGGAGAAGGTGAAGAGGGAAGAGTGGAAACTGCTGATGGCAGTAGAAAATACAAAGTCAGAGATCAGATTTTTAACATTGATGAAATTGAAGTTGTAATTCTGATTACTGATGACAGAAATTACTATGATATTATGCAGGAATGGTGCCTAAAGGGTGACATTAAAGACATATATATTATTGGTAGAAATGCAGCAGGTGAGGCTGCAATGACTTTTCTTTGCTCGAATTGTGATTGTGCAATGGGCAAGAAGTCACCATTCGACAGAAAAAGCAAATCAGAAGACACAAAAAAATACATGATTCTGCCAGAGTATGTTGAAGAAATAATATAACCGAGGTAACAAATGAGAGAGCAACTTTATGTCGGTATAGTAAGAAATGGAGAATGGTTCAACTATGCAGAAGTTGAAGATATAAAAGCAAGTGGTCTGTCACTGCTGGACAGTGCAGATACAACCAGTGGTGGCAGACTTCTCAAGCTTTTAGAAACATCTGTTAAAAATGTTTACACAGAGATGGGAACAGAATACAAACTGCAAAAAAAAGATTACTTTGATTTTTGTGTCGTTGATGGATGGAAAATATCAAGAATGGTAATGAGGCAAATCATAAAAAAAGACAAGCTTGTTTTTCCTGAATATTTCTTTTGCAGAATTTGCAGCAGTTCATCAGGGATTGAACGATATACAAAAATTGAGGAAGATTGGGATGATTTAATAAAAGACGGTCAGATTGAGGAAATCTATCTGGAAAAAAAAGATCAGATGTTGTATGAAGTTGATTTGCCTGATGGTGTAACAATTGAATCTTCTGCAACTTTACTTGGTGGAAATTTCAAAAAAATAGTAAGACGGTATTTGAATATTGGAGATTTAATCGACATTAACAAAAGTAACGAAGCGATGCAAAATGAAATTGCTCAAATGAATGCTTTTTGGGATGCAACGATTGAAGATGTTCCGGGTATGAGTAAAAGGGAGTTTGACATATTTGTAAGACGTTGGAAAAAAGAACATTTTTGCAGAAAATACATAACAAGTCAAGATGATCATGAGGCAATGTTTCAGGCTGAAATTGACAACAGAGTAGGGATGCACCCCACATACAGAAATATCAGGTGTGAATATTGTCATGCCGATCTGTCAGAAAGGATGGACTTTACAAATTTTTTTCAACCCCTGTTGCCGAATATATCAAACCAGAACCGTATATAGAGAAAGGTAAAAAACATTTAATTTATCCTTCTCTTGGTAACAGGGATTATCCACACTCAAGTGCATGGGAAAAAAGACCTGAAAGTGCATTTGAATGTTTGATGATTTTAGGTGAGTTTTATAATATATGTTTTAGGGTTTTCAGAAATGCTTATTCTTGGTCACAGTCTGATTTTAATAAAACAAGTTTGTCAAAGTTGACAAGAACTTATGAGGAAACAATAGAAGATCATGGCAAGAAAACAGAAGAATTTGGTAGTTAAATTTATTGGTGATACAAAACACATTGATAAGAATCTGTCAATGCTTGAAAAAAAATTCACTTCAATTGGAAAGAAAACCGGGTCATCTGTTGCTGGTGGCAATATAAGATCATCAATATTTGGAGCAGGTGCAAGCGGAATGAATATGATGAAGAATGCAGCAGGGGGTTTAATTGATAAAATTACTTCATTATCTCCTGTAGTAAAAGGTCTTATTGCAGGATTTGTTGGTCTTGTCGCAAGCATGAGAAGTGCAGTAAGAGCAGGTATTCAGGCAGAAAATGCAATTGCAACCCTTGAGGTTACAACAGGGAATGCAGGTGAAGCACTCCGGCTTTACAGACATGCACTTGAAGCCTCTGCAAGAACTCCGTTTGATCCAAGAGAACTTGCAAGTGCTTATGCTCAAGCATCACAATTTGGAATAAATGCAACAGAACAGCTTGCCAGTGGTGTTGATTTTTCAACTTTGATTTCAGGTATGGGTTCTTTCAGAGATGCACAGGGTCAGTTAATCGGACCAGTAAGGGCAGTAAATGCACTTGTCAGTGGTCAGGTTGAACAGATACGTCAATACGGACCAGAGGCGTTAATGGCTTACAACAGGGCAAGGCAAGCCGGTCAAATAGGTTCTCAAAGATTTATAAGAACCCTTGTCAATGAGATGTCTCAAATAAGAGAGATCGGACAAATGGCAGAAAGGCAATCAAGAACTGTTTCTGGTTTATGGTCAACCATATCCGGGTACTCTGGATTATTTTGGACTCACATTTCAGGTGCAGCAGAATCAAGAGGAACAATTACACTTTGGTCAAATCTCAGAGATATAATGAAGGACATTTCAGATGGCCTGAACAGCTTACTAACAACCATGAAGCCAACACTGGTTGAAATTGGTGCTGTAATAGGCAATGTTATGAAATTCATGTTTGATATAGGTAAGGCAATTGGAGAGGCAATTCTGCCACCATTACAAATGATATGGTCTGTTTTTGGGCCAATACTGACAGTTATTTTTAAAATCTTTGGTTATGTCTTAAAGGTTGTCGGTAAAATTGTCAATTTAATTGGCAGACTGATTGGTCTTGCAATAAGGGCTGCAGCAAATATAAAAGGAATAACAGATGGTATCGGTGAGGCTGTTGGGTGGCTTCAAAAACTTATAACATGGCTTGAAATTACATTTATGTTTGCACTAAATGCGATAGATGCTATAATTGAAAGCATTGTTGATTTTTTTGAAAATCTTCCTGAGCATATCAGCAATGCACTAAATGCACTACAGGGATTTGCAGAAAGTTCACTCAGAGATGCCGGGGGAATAAGAGGTCTTGCACTTAGGGCTTCAGGTGTACCTGAAAATATAGTTCAGCAAGTTACAAATGGAGAAACAAATAACACAACAATAAATGAGGGAAACACAACCAGTAGGCAGGTTATAAATCAAATAAATGTCACATCAAATGTTGAGGCAGAACAACTTCTCAATGCAACAGGAGATCAATAATGTCAAGAGGACATGGAACAATAATAAATGAAACATCATACATGCCTTTTATTTTTCAATACAATCCTCAATCCCTTGATGATGAAAAAAAAATAAATTATGTTACCCTTCCAAATATCGGAGGTTCTGCAAAGAGCAGCTTTTTTTCTGGATTTGATTCAAAAGAAATTTCCTTCAAGATTGTATGTCAGGACTTCCAAGACCCAACCGGGGTTATGTCTGAAATCGCATATTTTGAACAACTGAGAGAACCAGATCCGGGACTGCTTGGAATTGCTGCAAGTTTTTTTGGTAATGAAAATTATCCACCACCAAGAGTATATTTTAATTGGGGTGTTTCTTTTATGACTCTTTTGTGGGATGTCATTGAGGTGAGAATTTCAAAAACTCATTTTCATGATGGTAAAATTCGTGGAAAAATTGGTATTCCAAAAAGATGTGAAATAAATATTAAATTAAGGCTTATTGAAAATCACCCATTAAACAAGGCAAATAAAATTGCAATGAAAGCTCAGTATATTGGAGGCAGTATTGAATCAGTAACAAAAGAAATTATCCATGGTGTAACCGGAAACAGAAAAGAACATGTTGGAATTTTTCCGCCCATGAGACCATATAATAAATGGTAGGTTGATATGTTTAGATGGCAATATGTAAGTGATACAACTTTTTTTGGAATGACTGTTAAAATGTACAGGAACCCATATGAACCGCTTGAAAAGATAATAATACCAAGCGAAAATTTAGAACTTGACCATGTGGCATACAAGAACTTCAAATCAGAATTATATATGTATAAAATAATGGACACAAATACAGAATGTTATCTTGAAGAAAGAGGTGATGTATCAAGATTGAAACCATTATATTTACCAATTAGAGAAAACAAAAAGGAGACAATTCTTTAATGGCAACAACATCACCGGACAAAAGAATGATACATTGGGAGCTTGACATTGCAGGCGGTGATGCTACATATATGCTCAGAGAATACATAAATTCTTTCAGTTGGGAATATAAAATAAATGGTGTTTCAAGGCTTGATATTTCTGTAACTTCTGTCAGTTATGTGGAAGATTTTTTTGTGCCGAACCTACCTGTTGAATTACGAATGGGATATTATCCAACATCATTGATTACTGTTTTCAGAGGTAAGGTTACAAAAGAACCAACAGGAAGTGCATCAGACAAAATGTCTTACAGTCTTGTTTGTGCCGGGAATGAATCTTCATCAATGGGAAACAGATCACAAAACAGAACCTATCAGGGATTAAATAAAGCAGCAATAATATCACAGGTTGCATCACGAAACGGTTATCAATCAAATGTATTTATTTCAGACTCAAATATACTTGCAGCAGGTAATTCTCCAATACAAAGAAGTCAAACTGATTTGGAATTTTTAAGAGACTGTGCTTCAAGATGGGATTGTATAATGTGGTTTGATCAGAATGATGTTTTATATTTTCATGACGCAGGTCTGGCACATGATGAAGGAGATTTAAACAGAACAATAAATGATGAGGATTTACTGCCTGATTATGACCTTGGATATAGAACAGATCAAACAAAAAACAATATTGAACTTATAGAATGGAGATTTAAAAATACAAGGGGTGGCGGTTCTGGTGGTGGCGTAAGAGGTGCAGATGAAAATGGAAATAATGAAGAAGAAGAAGATTATACTGTTGAATATAATGGAATGATTTATAGACTAAAACCCGCACACCTTGCAAGAGTAAGAGAAAATCCTTTGTATTGGACACAATTGTCAACAATGTGGAGTGCAACAGAAGTTGCAAATCTTGATACAAATATAAGGGAGTATTTTGTGGCGGTAAGGGTTGCATCAAGTACAAATGCAGACATGAGTGGCCCGGGAAGTCATAACGGAACACAGATTGAAGTTAAGGCAAAACTTAATTCAGGAGATTTATATTTACGTCCACCAAGACATGCAAAACTTTATTCAGGGACAGAAAATCCAAGAGCAGATACAGCAGACCTTCCTTTGTTTTTGTACAGATATGATCAACCCCAACGGTACAATATAGATGAAGTCGAAAATGAATATAAGAATGGTAATATAACAACACAATTAAAAATGTCACTGGCAAGGCAGACTTTATGATTGAAAGAAAAGAAAGAGAATCAAAAAGGTATCATGTCAAACATGTTGGAATTGTTAAAATATCCGATCCAACAGCAGTTGAATCAAAACTGTCAAGTATGTCTACTCAATATCAATCAGGAGGTATATTTTGCTCTTGTCCGGAAATTGGGATGGATGGTGTTGACCTTATATATTGCAGGTATGGTTTATCTGTGCCTTATTACAAAGTAAAAAACGGTGACAAGTTGTGGATAGAGCCGACAATAGGACAAACTGAAAGGTGGATTTATACCGGGTTTGTTGATTGTGGCAGAGATGCAATTTCACCAACAGATGATGATGAAATAATTATTTTAAATGATGCCGGAAAAATGACATTGACAATAGGTGGAATTGATGTTGAAATAGACGGTACAGCAAACACAATAAAAATTGGAACAGGTGGAGAGCATATTGTTCTTGGTGATACATTGAAAACAGAATTGCAAAAAAATATTACTGCATTGACAACACTACAAACGGCAATGAATGCTGGATGGGTTGTCAATCCGGGTGATGGTGGTGCTGCATTAAAATCTGCATTGGCAGGGTTTTTTGCATTGACTTTTGCTGACTTAACAAATATCCTTTCAACAGTATTTGAGGTGGAACAGTGAGCGACAATTACGATGCAAATCTTGGTTTTCTGTTAAACTATACAGACGGAACAAAACAGGCTGAGATTGAACATGAGATAAAAAAAATTGCATTTCAGGTAAAAGAATCTGTTCACTATGATAGAATAGTTGGCGGTGGATTTGAATATCTTGAGCAAGAAAGTCAAAATGATATTGTACAAATTCTTATGATGATTTTTTCAGTAAACATTATTGAAAGTGTGTACAGAGTAAATGAAGCAAAAAAATATGACCCATATATAATAGTAGGATTCTCAGACATAAAGACTGATATTGTTGAGGGCTCAGTTTTTGTAAATATAAATTACAGACTTATGAAGGACTTGACAGTTGCAGGAATTGTAAAAATGGAGATATAAATGGACAATATATTTAAACACAATAGTAGAACCTATCATGATATGTATAACGCATTTGTTCAGGCATATCCAAACAAACCGACTTGGATTTTTAATGAGATGGCTGGAATGTTTGACTTTATGAGTGAACTGACAAACAGGATTGCAACTGATATTCTTTACCCAAAAACAAGAGAATCAGCCTATGCCTTTGCAGCAAGGTGTGATTACGATCCAACAGAATCAAGTGCAGCAACTGTTGATATGACAATTACACTCACCGGGGCAATGGTCAAAACATTGACAGCAGGGTATCAGGTTGGAGGAATAAGTTCATCAACCGGGCAAATGGTTATATTTGAACTTGACTCAGATTCTTCAAGCGGTGGCACTGATACAATTACAGGGAGTTTCACACAAAAGAAAAGCTATACAAACAAGCTTTTATTTACCATTGATAATCAAGATGACTGGATGGATTACCCGGTTGACGGATTTTTAAATGTAATAAAAGATTCAGTATCTTTGACTATAAATGCACTCACATGGGACAGAGTTGATAATTTTGATAACAGTATATCAACAGACAGACATTTTAAAATAATATTTCAGTCATCAGGGAAATGGAGAATACAATTTGGAGATGGTACAAATGGATTAAAGCCTGCACTTAATAATCAGGTTTACGGTGATTTCTCAATAACAAGGGGATCAATTGGCAGGCTTGATGCAGGTGATATAAATATAAATGTTGGCGGTGATTCTGACATTCAGAGTCTTACAAATGCCTCTGCAACTTCTGGTGGAAATGATGAGGAAAGCATTCCTTCAATAATAAGAAATGCAAGAGCAAATGCAAGACTGAGAACTATGGTGTGGAGTAAGGAGGATTTAGAAACTGCATCAAGGGCTGCATCAAGCTCTGTTGTGAAAGCTCTTGGCATTCCAAGCACTGGAACTGCAGTAATTCAAATTGTTCCTGCAGGAGGTGGCGCCCCTGCTGGTGGACTGAAAACAGATGTTGACACATATGTTACTGCATTAACACAATTCGGCTCTATGCCTATAACAGTCAATGACCCTACATATGTAACTCAGGCAGTTACAGCATCAACAACAATAAGAACAGGGTATACCGGTGCAACGGTAAGAGACTTGGTTGCCTTTGCCATGGTAATGGGAACAACTGCCGTTGACAGTGAGGTGATAGAGTATTATGATAGCTATGGAATTGATTCATGTAGAACATCTGTGATAAATGTAAATTGGGCTTATGCGTTCACAAGTTCTGAAAATGAAGCCCTTGCATATATAATTGACCAATGGAAAACAATACTCGGTGACAGAAGTTACAGAGAATGGGGACAGACTCTTGAAGTTGGTGATCTATGGATTCTTGGAAACAGTTTATATGAATATGGTGTCGATGTTTTCAATCTGACTGTACCTGCTGCAAATGTTTCTGTGACATCGGTGCAAATAATAGATAGTGGTGTAATAACAATAACATAAGGTAAGATATGCCTAATAATTTTTTTACATTTACAAGACCATACTATACTCAAAAATACGGTGAAGATTGGGCAGATTTTGACACAATAGTAGACGATACAACTGATTATACTTTTGAAAAGGTATGGCAGTTGTATTGGTTGAATGACCCGAATTATTTTACAACAAGAATCTGTGAAATTGTTCTTGAATCTCTTGGAATACAATATGAATTAACAGATACATTAAAATCAAAAAAGCTTGCAATCAGAAAATTTTTGACTCAGTTTAAAAACAAGGGAATATCAGAAGTTTATTTGGACATTCAGGAGTCTATAGTTGGGACAAGAGGTGATGTTTACACTGGTCTGGATGCAGGTGTTACCCGATGGAATGCTTCAAGATGGGGTGTAACCGGTAATGTTGGAACGTGGGCAAGAAAATGGAGTACATCGACAACTCCATTTTATATTTATATAGATTGTAAGACAGTTGATAATGGTGAACTTGATCAGATAATGTACGAATTTAGAAAATCACATTTACTTCCTGCATTTTATCAAATATATTTGACAGACTCATCTTTAACAATATTAAGGACGGTTTAAAATGGCAATAGAAGAATTTTTAAATTTATTTGGCGATACAGAAGTAACAGGTAAAACTCCTGATGCAGAGGAAGATTGGCACCTTGTAACTGATGCACAAATACAGCACAACTACATGCAAGCAAAAATTGCAGAGGGCTTGCAGGTTATGTCAACAAGACCAGACCTTACATATTTAATTGTGTATGGTGGTATTGTTACTGATTCCGGTGGTGGTCAAATTGATATATCAGAGGGCATTGCATTGTCGTCTGATACAAATGGTAAAATTAGATTGATGAAAGTTCCTGCACTGACAAATGTTGCACTACCTTCAGGTTGGAATGACAACAGACAGATATGGGTGGTTGGTCAATATGATTTTAAACTCGGCACACCAACAAGAAATCATTATGATGGAACGAACTATCATTATACACTTGCAGATACTTACTATGGTGATTCAAGCGGGGAGGCATCAACAGATTCAGATGATCTTTTTGTAGATGCAGACCCAAATGCAGTTGCAGACAGTGCATTGTGTTGGGGTTCATTCACCATGAATGGAACTACATTCACAGAACAGACCGGGGAAAGATCACCAGAATATTGTGTAGACGGAGCAATAAAATTATGGACTGCAGATACACCTTATAAAAGCGGAGATTTAAGATATTTTGGATTAAACCTATATAAAGCAACAGGAACACATCAGTCTGGATCATCCTTTGAATCAGATTATGATTCTGGAAATTGGGACAGAATGATAGTTGATGATAATGTTGGAGAAATAAAAATGATCACCAACGCAGACACAGTTCCAGCAAATGCTTTTGAGTGTGATGGCAGTGCAATTTCAAGAACCACATACAGTTTTTTATACAATAGGATCACAAAAGACAAAGGAAATTTTACTGTAACAATTGCCTCTCCCGGAGTTTTTACACTAAACGGACATGGACTTGAAACTGGTCATTGTGTGGAATTAACAACAACCGGAGCATTGCCTACAGGGTTGTCTGTAAATACAAATTATTATGTAATATATTTAACTGCAAACACTTTTGAACTTGCAACAACTTTGGCAAATGCAATTGCTGGAACCGGAATAAATACAAGTGGTGGTCAAAGTGGCACACATAGCTTGAGATTCTGTCCTTTTGGAATATCAACAGCAGCAAACTTTTTGATTCCCGATTTAAGAGGAATAAGCCCTGTTGGTTCTGGTCAACAAGGAACAGCAGTATGGGGTGGGGCAAATTACAATACAGTATTGGGACAATATATACAGGACTCACTTCAGGGACATTGGCATGAAGTTCAATATTGGGATGTCGGTCTTGGCGGTGCCGGTATTGGCAATTTCACTAATGATGGCACTGGAACACTTAATGACAGAGTTAGAAATCCGGTGACAGATACTGTAAACGGTACACCAAGAGCATCAACAATAACACAAAGTCCATCATTATCTTTAAAATTTATTATTATATATGAATAGGTAAAAAAAATGATAGTATACAGGTATAATGAGAAAGGTTTTTTTATTGGTAAGCACAAATGTCAAAAAGGAAAATTGGATGAATATATCAAGCCACCATTTTGTACAGAAATAAAACCACCGGAATTTGAATCAAATCAAATACCAAAATTTGAAAATAACAAGTGGAATTTATTGGACAACAATTTTGGTAAAATAATTTACAATACAACAACAAAACAAAGAGTTTTTTGTGAATCATTTGAAATACCAAATGAACATACCACAGAAGAACCAAGTGATTTTGATGTTTGGAATGGTGGTGGCTGGTCTATCAATTTGGATGAATATAAAAATCATAAAATAAATTTATTAAAATCAGATACTGATCAACACATAAACGATAAATATCCAATTTATAAGCAAATCAATTCAATAAATGAAATGGAATGCTCTTTAATGGAAATCAGTTTGGCTACTGACAAAACATGTGAAGAATTAAAGCAATTTATTTTTAATAAAATAAAATCATCTAATAAAACTTTAAAGGAATTAAAAGAATCAAATATAGATTTTTCAAGCATCAGTGCAATCGCTGATATTATTGATCATTGTAAAATTGTTTTTCATGGTATCATTATGCACCTACAGATTAAACAAATTAGAGATGAGTTCAATAACTATAAACAGCAAATAATATCAGCACAAAATGAAAGTTCATTAAAAAATTTAAATATTAAATTTACAGAATTATGAAAATATTTGATAAAAAATTAAATACAATAGAAAATCATATAACTGGAGCATATAGAGCAATCTGGCAGTTATATCTTGAACATGGTGCAGAGTGGCAAAAGGTCAATGTATTTGGCATAAGAGATGAACAGAACATGAATCAGGATTTGTTTAATGACTTTATTTGTATTGCAACAACTGATGAAGTTCATTTGTTCAAAGGTACTTGTGATCCTTCTGTGTATTGGACTCAGGTTGGTGGTGCTGCAAAAGACAAAAAAGGTGTTGCTCATATCTGTTATGGTTATCATAAAAATGTATACAGAGAAGGGTGGCATTTCAATCAATATGCACTGGTTCAAAGAGCAGGTAAAATAAAAATTTGGAGAGATGGGAATAACAATTTCAGAAAAGATAATTCTGATATAATACAGACCGGATATTTTGGAGTAAACATTCACACGACATCAGGAGAGCCTTCAAAGATTGGAATGTGGTCTGCAGGGTGCCAAGTTATACAGCGAAAAAAAGACTTTGCAAAATTTATGCAGATAATAAAAGTTTCCGGTCAGAAAAAATTTAGTTATTTTCTATTCTCTAAAAATCAAATACCACAAGACTTTTGGAGGGAGTTTTCATGACCCAAAAAAGAAGAAAAGAAGATAATACAATAATGAGCATTAAAAATATTATTGTTATTGTACAGCTTGTTATTTTAATTGCAGGTATGGGTGGTCAATGGTTCGTGATGAAATACAGGCTTGATGAGGTTGAGCAAAAAGAATTTAATCCAGAAAAAGTCAGGGAGCTTATAAAAGAAGAACTGTCCGACATTGACAAAAGAATGCTTGACAGGTTCAATGTTTTGGATGATAAAATGGAAATTGGCAGGGATCACCGATTAAAAAAATTCAACAGCATTGATAAAAAAATAACAGACATTGAAAGAGCATTATTAAGAAGAAATATTTTATAAGGGGGCAACATGAAAAGAATGATAAAGCCGTTTTTCTTTAAAGGAAATAAATTTAAGCCTTCAAGATACTTAATTACAGTTTTGAGTCATCTTGTTATTGTAACTGTTATAATGAGGTTGTGTGGTGTTGAAGGAATTGACAATGAAATTGTTACAATAATGACCGGGCTTACTGCCACACTTATTGGTGCTGACACATGGAGAGAAAATAATAAGGATAGGAGAAACAATGGACAAGATCATTCGGTTTCTGGATAATATAAAATGGTTCTTAATTACTGCAGGAATATTTTTTCTTTTGGTGTATCTGTATATTATTAGAGAAGATGTTGATCCCAGATTGATACACAAGGCAAAAGAAAGAGCCAGAAAGTTACGGAGGGAAAATGAAGAACTTAATCGCTTTATCAACAATCCTGACAATCACCCTGATAACATTTAGCTGCTCATCAAGCCAACCGCAAATAATAACAGACCAAAGAAACTACAGGGAAAAATATGAGAATTGTAAATCAAGGTACACACAATGCTATGACCTTTTAAAAAAATGTGCCATAAG